AACCAACCAACAAAGAGGGCGACCGCAATTCAAAACCCAAGACCAAATACAGTAAGTATTGTGAACGGAGAAAGGAACCTAGTATGATATTAACGAAAAAATGTAGTTGTGGGATAGAGGATCCAGAGCGAATATTCAACACTGACGGAACGCTAATCCCGAACGTAAGAGACAAAGAGTTTTATGGTGGAAGAGTAAACTTTTTCAAAGAAGTAAAGTGTGATTGTGGAAGAGAGTACATTCTACTAATAGAGAAGAACTTTAGTTATGACGGAGGAATGGGCTTCAACATAATCGACATGGTAGACATTACCGATGAAAAAGAATACCCATTTGAGACCTTAAAGAAGAGGCAAAAACCAAAAGAGAAAGTATTAGAAGAGCGCATCGATACAGTGGAGCACACACTAACTACCGTAATAAACAAAGAAGTCAAGGTAGAAAAAATGAAGCTTTTAACAATGAAAGAATTACAGACATTATGCAGAGAGAACAAGCTAAAGTTTAAAGTAACAGAGTCAAAGTTATCTTTAATCGATAAGTTGTTAGAAGCAAATCCAAACTTGGTTATAGCTAGTGAGAACTAGTTGTAACATATATCGGCTGTGTAGTCCTTTCAAGAGCACAAGCAGCGAAACCTGGGAAGACCAGGTTTTTTTATGGGCTAAAGAGGGTGAAGTCCTTGATAGCTCTCCTATTGTTCCTAGCCGAAAGGGGGAACTAAAAAAGTACATTCTTCTTGTAGTTGTGTTTTGCCAAGAGGAGATTTAAGCCGTGCGACAGGGCTATATCTGTCGTACTTTTTATATAGCGGGTTTGAGAAGCGGTTTCTCACTTGGCTCATAACCAAGAATAGGTGGGTTCAACTCCCACACTCGCAACCAATCAGTGACAAAACACTTATAAAATGTTTCGAGGACAAAACCTGGCTAAAAATGTTTCGAGGTGTCACGCCTGGCTAATAAGGTGAAGAAAGGAATATATGGACGACGTATTAGAATTTGGTCATGGCTCGAAACCTGTTGGAGAGCTAGAAGAAGAAGCGACAGAAGAGAAAAAAGTTGAGAAACCTGTTGAGGAGAAAGAGACTCCTGACGAGGAAGTTCAAGAAACTCCAGAAAAAGACAGCAAGACTCAAGCATTAGACTCAGAGCGTGCGAGAAGAAAGCAAGCCGAGAAGAAGCTAAAAGAATTACAAGCACAAATCGAGGCTCAAAAAAACCAAAAAGAAGACGAGGAGAAGTTATCAACTGAGAAAGAGAGCTTAAAGAAAGAACTTCTTGAGGGTGATCTATTCGATGAAGAGGTAGCTGACAAAATCGTAAACACTATTGGTGGCAGAATTTTAAAAGACCAAATAGCAAACGAGAGAAAAAGTGCAGAAGAAGACTTTGACAGAAAGTTCTCAGAGTTCACTCAAAATGAACTTTACACAGATGCTGAAGTTTACAAACCTGAAATAAAAGAGCTTGTGGCGAAAGGCCTAACCATAGAGCAAGCGTACAGAGCTGCGATGCCCGAGGGTAGGTTTGAGCAAATGAGAAAGGACATGGAAATTGAGATCGAACAAAAGCTATTAAACTCTGAAAGAAAAGCCGACGAAGTAGACGTAGGAAACGCAGAGGTTAAGGGCGAAGTAAAGAGAACACAATACACAAAGAAAGAGCAAGACATTGCTCGTGAAACAGGCATGGACATAAAGGAAGTACATAAGCGTAAAGACGTATATACCTTAGAAGACATGCTTGAACTAAATAAAAAGGAGTGAAAAAAATGAACAAATATCAAAGACTTAAATCTGTTGACGGTTCAGACTCAGTAACAAGATATGTTGACCTTGACGATGATGAAGCATACACAAACTGCTTTTATGGAGTAGCAGATGACAAAGCTTCAAAATTAGAGGGCACAGCTTCTGGTGTGGACCTAATCGGATTTTCATTTGGCGGAAACAATTTAGTAGAGGGCAGAATTTTACTAGACTTCAGTGAACTAGCACTATACATGTGCAGAATTGAAGAGGGAGATACAAAACCAGGCATCGGCGACCTAATCAATGGTTACCAAAGAGTAATCGACGTTCATGACGATGACGATATGGACGAACCATATTATGTATTTAGAATTGAACAACCTACTGCAACAAACACAGGTTCAATCGATGACGACGAAGCAGGAGTATTAGTTCCTGGCCAAAAAAAAAAGGCGGAGTAACTCCAAAGGTAAAGAAATATGACGTTGGCTTAAGAAACATAGATGCCGAAACAAACTGTACTATAACCGCAACACCTGTTGAGGGAGAAGCAGAGACATACACACTAACACCAGGCGATGAAGTTTGGTTGTTACAAAAAGTTGAAAAAGGTTCTGCGATAAGCACAGTATATTCAGCAATCGAAGCTGACTTTGGTTCTTCAAACGTAGTAGAAGTCGACACAACAGCAACAATCTCTACTAATACTATTTATAATGTAGAAGCTGCTTCAGAGAGCGTGGTAGTTGAGACAAACGAAAGCGGATCTGGTGGTTCAAGCGGAAAGATAAATTCTGGAACATTCCCATTTGCGCCAGCATACACAATCACTTTAAAGAACGTTGATGAAGACTCATGTACAATCACTGCAACAAGAAGTGGAGCAACAGAGACTGCAACACTAGCAGAGAATGAAACAATGGTATTAGCAAAGAAGATTACAGCTAACAAGTCGATCGATAACGTTTACAGCTCTATTATTGCCGACTATAACGGAACCGAAATCGAGGTAGACGTAACAGCAGTAATAACAGAGTCAACTCTTGTGGAGATCACAAAGGGTGAAAACACAGAGGAATAATTTTTCAAAGAAAGGAATGAAAAAAATGCAATTAAATAGAGAAAATTGGGGCGAATATTTATGGCCTAATTTTACAAAAATAATTGGTGAGGGTTATGCAAAGAAACCTGAACAATTCTCTAAGATATTTAGAGTATACGAAAGTGAAAGAGCATTCGAAAGAATGTCACACGTTGGAACATTACCACCATGGAGAATTAACAATGAGGGTAACACATTCAACGAGTCAGAAAAGGTTTTAGGACCTGAAGTTACAATCTACATGCACAGATATGATAACTCATTCAAGATTACATACGAGTACATGCAAGATAACATGAAAGCCGTAATGGGCGGAAGAACAGAGGGTGGCAACGGACCTTTAGAATTAGGTGAGGGTTGCAGAAAAGTGCTAGAAGAAAAATGCGCTGACGTAATCAACAAAGGATTTACTGAAGTTGGTTATGACGGTGTTCCACTATTTAGTGCATCTCACCCATTAGCAGGCAGTGACGAAGTTGTATCAAACATTGCTCCAGCAGGAAAAGAAGCAATGACAAACGCAAACATGGAAGCTGCAATTGTTGCAATGAGATCACAACAAAAAGATGAAACAGGTTACAAACTACAAGTGAACCCTGATAAAATCGCAGTATCTGCTGACCTACAATTTGAAGTAGCAAGAATATTCCATTCAGCACAAGTTGCAGGCACAGACCTAAACGATAAGAACGTATTACCTGGCATTAAAGTAGTAGTAATGGATTACTTTGATTTAGGCACTTGGGTACTTATTGATAGCACTTATGAAAACCTAGTATTCTACTGGAGACAAAAACCATTCTTTGACTACTTCAGAATACAAAACACACTAGACTACAAGTTCTGGGGTGCAATGAGATTTGGAGTTGGTTACACAGATTGGAGAGGAACATACGGCGCTAAAATAAGCGGATAGTAAAATTACCCCGTCGGCTATTGCTTAGCTGGCGGGGGCTTTTTTTATATATTTAGAAAGGAGGAAACAAGGTGAGAAACTTTGAAGTGCTAGAAGATTATTATCTAGGACGTGACCCTCAATTAAAAGAGACTCTTGCCGCTAACTCTTTAAGACTTATTGGAATTGACGGACATTCATTTGTAGTTAGAGGTGAGCTTATTGAAAGACTAAAAGAATTAAAAGAATACTTAGACGACAAAGATGCTGAACTTGCTAGAGGATTACAAAACGTAATAGACGATTTAAGTTCCGAGGTTGGTTCAAGGAAATCTGCCGATAACGCTTTGTCTACAAGAATTGACAATGAAACTCTCGCAAGGCAAAACGCAGACGGCACATTACAAACAAACATAAATAATGTTAGTGGCAGAGTTACAACATTAGAGACTTGGAAAAATAGCAACAACTTTGTAATGCTAGAAGACCTAACAACTGCACTACTAAACTATTACACAAAGTCACAAGTAGATGCGTTGATTGCTGCAATCCCAACCCGAACTTATGAAGTTGTTGCTCAGCTACCAACTACAAATATTTCGACAAGAATAATATACATGGTACACCCACAAGGTGCAGAAGAGCCAGACTACTATAACGAGTACTTATATACTGGAGACCCTTCTCAAACTTATGACCCAAATAAGTGGGAATTGATTGGCAACACACGAGTAGACTTAACTAATTACTATACAAAAACCGAGGCTGATGCTTTACTAGCTGCAAAGCAAGATGCATTAACGGCAGGAAGCAACATTTCTATTCTAAGCAATGTAATAGGTGTAACAGGAGATACAATCAAAGAAATAACAGAAACGGAATTATCTTTAATTTACGGGTGGGCTGATAAAAACAATCCAGGAATATATAGGTTTACTAAGAATTGTACTGTAAGATTTAAGCCAGGAGATGATGGCACTTTTACTGTAGAAAAAAATTCAATAATGTTATGGATTCCATATTCAAGAACACCGGTAGGAATAACAATGTACTACTGGGAATACTACATATTTGCAGGCGATTACGCAGCTCATATAGGAAGAATAGGCATGGAAAGCAGTAGCGGAACACACTATAGATTACAAGATACAAGAGGCCTAGTAACCGCATTAAGCCAATATTCAAGTGATAGCGAATATCCAAGTGCCAAGTTATTATACGACCAATTAGCAGAAAGAGATGCAACAATAGAAGAACTACAAGAAAAACTAGATGCAACCTACGACCAAATACCAACCGCCACCGCAACAGGCGAATTTATAAACGTACAAGATAGCTCTAACCTACCTTTAAAGGACTTTGCGTTAGGTGGTAATGCTAGTCAAGATGGTACTCCTACACCAGATAACCCACAAGATATACACGTTGTTACTGGAGATAATACTGTTAAGGTGTTAGGGAAACAATTTTTTCAAAATGAATTTATTGGAACGCCTACAAAGGTGGCTAATGCAATACTACCGCAAGGCACATATACTTTGGCAACCTGCGACAATGCTAATTTTGGAAAGCAAGTTTATTTTAGTTTATTTACTATGGGCGGAACTCAAATAACTGAAAGTGGACATTTTACAACAAAGGACGTAAATTTTAGTGGCTCTCCAAACTATTATTATTATGCAGGAGAAAGCAGAAGCTCAATAACATTTACAATAGATGATGACTACCAAGTAGGAATAGGCTTGTTACAAAGTGATAGTACAAGACAAGTAATGCTTGTGGCAGGAAGTGAAGCAGTAAGAACTTACGAGCCATACACAGAACAAACCCAACTCCTATCACTAGGAGATATAGAACTAGTAAAAATAGGAACATACCAAGATAGAATATATAAGAGTGGTGGTAAGTGGTATTTGTATAAGGAAGTAGGAAAATATAACGACTGGGACAATTTATATAGTACAACCGCAAAAACAGTTACAAATTTATTTCAATTTAGAATGCCTACCGCAACAACTTATGGTTTAAGAAGTCAAGCCATGTGCAATTGTTTTGAGAATATTATATCAAATAATGATGAAGAACATTTTTTCATTGGTACAGGAGAAGCAAACGTATACCATGGTTTAAATATATTTATCAATAAAACAAGAGCAAGTGATAGCGAACTAGCAATAGCTTGGTTAAAAAATAATGATACAATAGTTTATTATATACTAGTAACTCCAACAACAACAGAAATAACAGATACAACACTAATAGGACAACTAGAAAATATACTACAAATGCACACAAACAAAAATGTTACTAATGCTTGGATAGAGCCGACAGGAGATAATGCACAAGGCGGTTTAACATTAACGTATAGACAAGACATAGGCACAATAGCAGGAGCAAATTATGAAAGCAGAATACAAGCACTAGAGAGTGATTACAACACATTATCTGAAAATTACACTTTATTGGAAGCAAGGGTTACTGCTTTAGAGGAGAGTGAAGAATAATGGATAAGGATTTCGAAACTGAAGTAATTGAACGCCTTGTTAAAATAGAGACAAAGTTAGACGATTACAATAATGTTAAGACAAAGACAGAGGAAGCTAGTACAAAAGCCGCTTCTAATGAAAAAAGAATAGAAGCAATTGAGAACAAAATTCAATGGATCACGAGAACTATCGTTGGAGCAATCTTAACTGGAGCAATAGCGATAATTTTTATCTTAATTCGAAATGGTGCAGGCTTAAAGTAGCCTGTATCAAGGCTTTCAAGGCACGACCTACGAGAATGCCCTGAGAGCCATTTTTTTATATTAGGGTATATAACACCATACCTAAAAAAGGAGGGATTTAAGTGAAATTGACCCTAGAAATGATAATTCCTGTAATCACGATATTGGTGACATACTTTTTTGGATTTTTAGCAAAGAAGTTTCATTGGTATAAGAAAAAATACATACCAATCCAAAACGCAATCATAGGAATTTTATCAGCTACCGTTTATTGTATCGCAACACCAGAAGCAAATTATATCACAGTATTATTTACAGCGCTATCTGGATTTGTGGCAGGCGGAGTATACGATTTAAAAAAGAAAGCGGGTGAAAGTGAATGATAAGTGACAACTTTGTAGTTGGCGACAATGTATACCTAAACGAGCTTCGAAATTTCTTCTTTGAAGTTTTAGGCATGATGAGCATAACTCACTATGGAGCAATCGGCGACGGAAGATATGACAACTACGCTTCATTACAAGTGGCGATTGACGATGCAAACAGAAGAAAGCTTATGTACATATATGTGCCTATGGGACAATATAGATACAGAGGCGAACTTTTACGCACTGAGACTGTTACATTCATTGGCAACCCAGGAGCAAGAATATTTAATGACAAAACTGGTGTAGAAATACCGATTGAACAATTTGGCATGCCTAACATTGGCGTAATGACGCCATTAAACGCATCATTAGAACTAATAGACGGGGAACCACTTTGGCTTGAAAGTGGAGCTTATTATACAGGAGATTTTAATGTAACAATAAACTCCGCAGAAGCAATCAAATCAGGTTCACCTTTCTATTGGGACAGTGAAACCCAAACATTGTCTTGGGGGTATGGCACAGCACAATATTATAATAATGCGTGGAATGTGTACGAGGGCTATGGAACCAACTATTTATTCTTAAGCAACAAGCCGTCAATAAACGGCGTAGCATTGATTGGCAACAAGACTTCTTCACAATTACATATTGGAGGTCAAGCAACAGAGTCGGACATTTTAATGGCAACTTTAACGGCTGATCATACAACATACTCAACAGGAAAAGAAAAGCTTTACATTGAAGAGGCTCAAAAAATAGGTGGAAACTTTAACATTAGTAATTATAAAGTAGTAGTTAGCGGTGACATATCTTTAGTAAAAATAAACATTGGTGTTGCATACCAATCAATAGGTCAAAGTCCTGGAATAATAGTTTGGATTTACAAAAATGATGAACCAATCTTTTCAGAGACATTTAATGAAGCCGCTACATTTGCATCAATACCGTCTTTACTATTACCAGTGGCTAATAATGACACGTTGGCATTAAGAGTTTCAGACTTAGTAACAGACTCACACAACACAGTTTTTGGTGATAGCACAAAACCATTGACATATATAACATTAGAGGCTGTGGACTATGACCACCCAGAACCAGCACCTTATGTAAGAGTACACCATATTATAAGTGACGGAAACCAAATTATTGACACTGGTGTAGCACCACAACATGAGATACTTTGGAAAGCTAAGTTTGCATTTACAGACATAAGCTTAAGCAATCAAACTGTATTTGGAAGTAAAAAGACTGGCAGTTGGCTTACATTTGGCTATAAAGACGGTGGAAGCAATTACAAGTATTGGAATTTCCGTTGGGGTAGATCACTACAATATGAGTCAGATATTGACAATGTACAAATCAACAATGATGCTCTTCGTGCACAAAACGTGCTATCGTGTTATGAAAAAATATTACATTTGTCAACAGACCAATCAAAATTTGGTTTTTCTGCGAATGGAGCTGCTCATGAGGGAGGTTATGGAAATGTTTACACATTCTCTTCAACCGCTAACTTCTATTTGTTTGGCAGTAACCAAGACGATGCTTATAACAAAGCACGCATAGAGTTAGAATATTCGCAAATATTTGTAGGTGACACATTGGTTAGAGACTTTGTACCTGTGAAGAGAAGAAGCGATGATGCAGTGGGCTTATACGATTTAGTAAATGACCAATTCTATGCAAACATTGGAACAGGTGCGTTTACTTATGACTATGAAACTGGCGAAGAAATCGGCGGTTAGCAAAGGAGGAAAGATATGTACCCAGCTTATAAACTAATACGTTCTGTTAATAGGCAATACCCAAACAACGGGTTCATAGATGCAGTAAATGTTGACGAAGAAACTTATGAAGACGTAATAATCCCAGAAGATTTCAGAGACATAATCAACGACTGCTTATTAGAAATATACAGAGACGTAGCATTAGAAGAAATATTCTCTTTCCCGACCGTTGTTGGTCAAAATCAATATGCACTTCCAGATGACTGCGATTTAAGAGACGTGGAAGAAGTTGTAAGAGTAGGTGGGCCACACCCAGTGCACCCACCTTTCATTAAACCAATCGAGGAGATCATAGAGGGTTCATCGGGCGATAACCCTCCACCACCTCCACCACCAGACTATCACGGCCCATACCCTGGTTGGGTTCCTAATAGATTTTGGGCCAGACAACATGGAAAGAGATTGGTGTGGGCAAGAGATGCTGAGTGTTTAACGGGTGATAGATACTTCAACGCTTGGAACAACAAGCGCATTGGTATCTCACCAACACCAGTAACAAACTTTGATACTATAATTTTATTCTATAAGAAGACACCAAAAACAATAACATATATGGACGATGAGATCCAAATTAAAGACGAGTATATGCCAATCTTAAAATACAGAGTATGTATGGAGCTTGCAAGGTCTGGTTCTCACCCTGACATAGATATGTATAATGTTTTTGCAACCGAGTATAACAACTTATTGATGAAAGCAAAGAGAGAAAAAGATGCAGACAAGCCATACTATGATCATGTTAAAGACAACGAAAGACCGTCTACATATTATCGTAGAGGGCCAAGAGCGAGGTGGTTAAGGTGACAAAAGATTATCTTAACCAACTTAATGGCTACATTAACGACGATATTAGCACATTTTCAGGTGGACTGAACACTTATTCAGACAAAGCATTCGTTGAAACAAATCAATTACCGTATGCTATGAATATTTGCTCATATAAGCCACCAATGATATGTCCAAGACCGTCAAGGAAGTATATCTTTGAAGCGCCAAGTGAAGATTACAGAATTGTTTCATTGTATGCAGTTGATAGTGAAACAATTTACTACATAGCAAGAACCAAAATTGGTGCATCTCAACTTTTATGCTGTGCAGAAAAGCAAAACGACGGCAGGTGGGACACTTATGAGTACAACACATTGCAATTACCAGACGCAGAAACTTTATATTTTTGCCAATGCAAGACAGCAACAAATAACTACTTATATATATGTGGTGCAAACTATAAGGCAAAAGCAGATATAACAAGCGGAGAACACGCATCATACTTTACGCCTATCGTTGACAACCATTATGGAATACCATGTTGGCATAAAGGAAGATTATTCCTTGCAGACCAAAGTTCAAGGGTTATTACGTTTAGTGCATTATACGATTATGATAACTTTACACCAGTTCCAGAGGGGGAAGATCCATTAGACATAGACTATTCTTCTTATGCTGGTGACTTCTTTGTAACAAACTCTAAAGGAAGAATACAAAACATAGTAAGTTTTGACGACAAGCTTGTAATATTCTGTAAACACTCAATACACCTTTTATATGGAGACACTCCGTTATTAACAAGCTCTTCACAATTCCAACTTGTAGATTTAAACAACAACTTGGGTTGTTCAGCCCCACAGACCGTTTCAGTCGGTGGTGGAAACTTGTACTGGCTTGGAGACGATAGAGAAGTTTATGCGTTTTCAGGTGCGTACTTTGATTTGATTTCAAAACCAGCAGTAAACAAAAGAGTACAAAGATATAGCGCAATAAGCAATCTAAACATTGCAGAACCAGGCTGGACTATTGCTGGTGGCGACAACGATATTGAAGCATTTGGAGTGGCAACTTCTACAAAGTATTACATAAGCTTACCAATTGAACAGGTTAATGGAGCAGAAAAAAGAATACTATTTGTATTTGATGCAACAAGTAATGTATGGTGGGCTGAAGACGGAGAACCATTGGCTCTTTCAAACTTTTCTTCAGGAATTGACGGAATAGTTTTTTCGAATAAAGACGGAGACGTGTTTGAAGTTACAAAAGAGCACACTGGTTATGACAGTGTTTTAGTAAATGGTTATAGAGAAAACATACCTATTAAGTATGAGTTCCATACAAAAGTATACGGCGCTGACGGGCTAGATAGTAGAAAGAGTTTATCAAAAGTATGGTTACAAGCATCAGCAGACGCAGACGTATTCTTAACAGACTCTTGGACTTCTTCAGACCAATGGCATGGCAGATTAAAAGACGCATCATTAAAAAAGATTGGAACCTTAACTCAAAAAGGTCAAAAAGAAATGACGAGCGAGTACCTCGACACTTACAGCGAATACGACTATGAACAGCAAGTGTGCTATGTACAAAAAATGTATGGTCAAAGACTAAACACATTTCAAATAGTCATAAGAGGCTCAGGACCTGCAAAATTCTATTTAATGAAAAGGGATTGGGACGCAAGGTGAAATTATACGAAGATAATAACTTAGAAGAGTGGAGCAGAAAACTAATTACTAAGTATGGTACACATTTTAGGCTTTACTCAACTGAAAAAGAAACATTAGAGAGGTGGGCAGGCCGCCTCTCTTTTATTTATGGATTTCGATTTAAGATCGAAGAAAGCGAATATGAGACCTTAAGAAATTGGTCAAAACTGATAGGAGGTTAGAAATGAGTAACCAAGCAAAGTGGAGCACAGAAGCAGGAGGTTATGTACAAAATGGTAGTATTGTATCAACTACTCCTATTTATAATGCAGACGGAACTCAACAAGTAGACGTTGACGTTTCACAACTAACACCACAAGCAAGTTCACAAAACTTACAAAATGTTTCAATAAACCCAGACGCAACTATTGCAACTGCTGGTGCACAAATAAACCAAGCGGGTTCTGGGGAAGACGTTAATGAAATGGAGACAAAAGCTGGAGCATTAGCGTCACTAAATCTAAACAGTGAAAATTCAGACTATGGTGTATTAAATACACCAGCCACACATAGTAATGTAGCGGGAGAACCAGTGCTTTCGCCCGTAGACCAAACACTAAAAGATATAGCATATCATCAAGCACACAACAATTTGCAAGGCATGATAAATGGTTATACAACATTACAACAACAAACTGGTCAAGATTACACACCACAAATAACACAATTAACAGAGCAAAGAAACCAAAAAATTGCACAACAAGATGATGCTTATTCACAAGCATATTCAAATGCAATGACTATGGGTGATTATACAACCGCTGCACAAATTCAACAGCAACAAGCTGCATATAGAAATAGTGTAGACTTCCAAGAAGCAAGGCAATCTCAATTTGAACTTAAGCAACAAGAGCTAGACTTAGACTTTGAAGATGCTTACATTAGTGGACTAAACGATATTTATAACGGAGTAATATCACAACTATCGGGATTGTTAAACTTTCAATACGACCCCAACACAGATAGGGCATTACATGTCGCGCAAGGTTATGCAGTCGGCAAAGTAAAAGAGCAAATGAACCATACTGGAATGTACTACTCTTCAATGACACAAGGAGCAATCACGAGAGCTGTTGCAGAGCTAGTTCCAGTATATGAGAAAATGGCAAGAGACGAGATAAAAGAAAACATCTCGATGCTAATGAATGTTGGTAACTACTTAATGAATTTAGAGAAGACACAATTTGATTTGTGGAGAGACCAAATCCAATTAAAGTGGGACGCTAACAATGAGAAGAGAAAAGAATATCAAGCAGCATTAGATAGGGCAAACGCTTGGGGTTTTGTATCAAATGACGATGCGGCAATCCTAAACGTAGCTCCTGGAACACTTTCTCCAGACGCAATAAAAGAAGTAAGACAATTGCAACAAGAGATAGACAAAGAGCAAAGAACATTACAAAATCAAATGGCATTAGAGAAGTACAAGACAGAACTAGACATTCAGTATGCACAACAAAACGCAATGATAAAAGCGGCTTACTCAACTTCTTCAAGCTCTAGTGGTAGATCATACGGCGGCAAAACTGCATCAGGTTCATTAACAATGGATCAATTAACAAAAACATTGACTCCAATCATTAAAGCAGGTGCATCAGATGAGGAGGTTACTGAAATGGCGTTGGCACTTGGTAAAGACGTTTCAGCAGCATTAGGAGCAATAACAGTAGCTCGTGAAAATGTAAAGAGTGACGCTGAAAAAATTTCAAAAGACAGAGATGAAAAGGTTTCAAAACTAAATAATGTAAGCGACTTTTTAAAGGATACTTTTGGAGGCAGCAACAAAGGGTATGAACTTATAAAGAAATATAACGATTACCTTGGCAATAGAAGTGGAGATGCTGACACAAAGAGCTTTGTAGAGGGATTAGGAAACGCAACAGAGAGTGATAGAGTGGTAATCCTAGATGACTTATATAAGAAAGACGTGTTAAGTGCTATCGATAGTCAAGCCGCAAAGTTTAGCAACAAGAGTGACGTAACCTCAAAAGCTATCGAAAGCGCAATGGATAAAATTGACTCATACGCAAGTAATTTAGGTGAATATGCTGACGAGTATACACAAAAAGGCTATGAATACCTAGTTGACAAGATCAAAGGTGCAGACGAAGTCGATACTTCTTGGTGGGATTGGTTTGGCAGCACAGACAAAGATAAGAAAAACGCAATCCAAGAAGTCTTGGATCATATTGGAAAAGACAAGCTTGAATTATATACAAACATTAAGGGGTATGCAGGGTAATTTAGAGTAAAGGAGAATGAGAAAATGGCTTCAAAAAAAGAAGACGAAGAAAAGAAAGAAATAAATTATGCTGCGCATCAACAACGTCACCAAGATAAAAATCAGACAAAAGTTGAGACGCAAACCAAAGAAGTAAGCTATGACTCTTTAAGCCCTGTTCAAAAAATATTATATGATCATGAATTATACAAGCAAAAGCATGCAGCATTTGAGAGCGCACAAAAAACAGCGGAGGAAGACTTTGATAGCTTAGTATCAGCTAAAAGTAAAACAGACGAATTACTATATGGTGACGATGAAAGAAGCAGGCTAACTGATTATTACAAGAAGTGGCAAGACACTGAGTCACAAGCAATAAACAATAATAACTTAGAGGGTTATTACAAAAGTGTAATAATGCAAAACAAGATTGGAAACGAAATCTCAAGAAACAGCAATGCTTTAGATTTCTTGGGCGATTTTCGAAAGAATGCGGAAACAACTCTCTTGAGTGCAATTCACAATATTGAAGATGCAAGCACACAAGCTTACGTTGATGCTACAAACCCTGACCCTTTGCAATCTCGTTTTTTACAAGACTATATAAAAGGCAAAACAGGAATAGCCACAGACGTTGGTATTCAACATAGTATTGAAAGTCTTGAAAATTTGCATAAGCTATACCCTCAAGACGAAAAGATTACTAAGTTATATAATGGTATTGCAAATAAGAACTTGCAGGAAAATGAAATTGCAGAACTAGCAGATTATGCGAATAGCCTTTATAAAACAGACACATATAATAAACTTCGTAATCCAGAGTCGGCTCTTGAAGAGCAAAGATACCAAGACGAGAAGCTTAAAGAAATGCTTTCTTGGAATGATCTTGGCCAAGGTGTTCTAAACACAGAAAGTGTAGTTTTAAACATGGCACCTAGTATAGCGGCTGCAGCAGTTTCAGGTGGAGCAGGAGCAACGGCGGGTATCCAAAGCCTAGCTTCAATCCTAACACTTGGGGCTGGAGTTAAAGGCCAGACAACAAACGAAAAATTAAACGAGGGGTATGACTGGGGCAGAGCTAACCTATATGGTGCTGGTGCAGCCGCGGTAGAAATGGGAACCGAGCTCTTAGGTGGTGAAGCTGTAAACAGCTTGATTTTTGGACATGTAGCTTCAACTCCTATTGGAAAGGCAACTGCTAGTCTTGTAAAAAGAGCAGGAGTAGAAAACAAACTTTCTAAAGCACTAATAGCGCTAGGCTCAAACATTGGTTCAGAAATGACAGAAGAAGCAATCTCAGCAGCTATTGATCCAATACTTGGAAAGGTAATCCTAAATGAAGACATTGACCCAGGCGATTATGTAGAGGGAATATTTAAGAGTGCGATTGAAGCAATTCCGTCTACATTTATTATGGCTGGTGCTGGACAAGCGCAAATAATCAATTCGGTAAATGCGACCGAGAAAGTAATGATAAACTCTATTACTAATAACAAGAACTTAACAAACGCACAAAAAGCTGAAATGATTAAGAAAGTTCAAGAAGTTTCACAAGATGCTAAGCTTGGAATAAGCAGCAACTTTACTGAGATTGTTAATGAAGTACAAGGTCAAATGCAAATGGCTCAAACTAAGAACCAAGCAATTAACAAATTGGCTAGTTTCCTAGAGCAAGACACAACGCTAACTCCAGAACAAAAGCAACAAAGACTTCAAGAGTTTGCAAGTAAGTTTAATCAAACATATAATACCGATAAACTTACAACACAAGAGCTACTTGATACCTCAAAAAGAAGTAATGTTACATATAATAATACTAATACTATTAACAATGAAATTGAAGCAATGAGAAAAGATGACCCTAATGTAACAAAAGCTACACCTGTTACAGAAATAAATCAAGTGCAGCAAAACATTAAGAGTATCATTGAAAAGCTAACAAATAAACAAGTCGTATATGTAGATATGCAAGCTAACGGAGAAAAGGTTTATGGATTTACAAATCCAGCATCTAATAGTAACAATATTTATATTAACTCAAACCTAAATACAACTGACTCGTTGGCAGCAAGCTACCATGAAATAGGCCACCATTACAAATTACAAAACTCTGCGTTATATCAATCATTTTTGAAAGAGAATAACTTAAAGGACTCATACGATGCAGAAGAGAGTTTTGGAAACTACATTGCACAAACAATGACAAAGGGTGAAAACATAAAATCTGTTGAAAAAAGTACAAGAACATTATTTCAAAACCTAGCAGAGCTTGGAAACAAAGTTGCCAACAAAGCTTTAGGTACAGAATTAAAGAACACAAAGGTGTCAGCATATAACTTAAACAATCCAAACTACTTAAGCAATAAAGAGTTTGTAAGTAGCAACGCATTAGAACAACAAGTTTTGAACACGTTTAAAAACTCAAGCAAAGAAAAAGCGGAAGTTAAACCTGTTGAGAAAAAAGTGGACAAGCCAAAGAAAGCAGAGTATAATACACCTAAGAAAGAGACAACCAAGGGAGATACACTACAAGAAAGGTACAACCAAAAGATTGCCAACAACGAGAGTGAACTATCAATAAGAAGAATGATAGGCTTAAGCATAGGAGCAAAACCAAACTCAGCAGAAGTAGATGCAAAACTAAATGAGTTAAAGAATAATGGTACTAAGTTTAGTAAAAAGGGTGATAGTAATGAAAAAGAAAAAGGAAATATCATACAACGAAGCAAGGCAAGCATTTCTCACTCGCTCTTTGAAATATTTCGAGAATACAAAGGAAGATTATCTTCGGAACTGACAAAGAAAGAAGTGAAGCCGACAGACGAGTCTCAAATAGAAATACAGAGAAGATTTCAAAGCGATAGAAATACTAGAATTAAGTATTTTTATGAACCAACTAGTGTATATAATGCTTTTACAGATAAAGACGGAACTATTTGGATCAACAATAGAATTACTAATCGAGGCGCATTGTCATTTTTAGCAGAACATGAGTATGCAGAAACTTTGTTTTTAAGTGGCAACAAAGATATATTTGACTTATTAAAGAAACATATTTATGTTTTGCTGGCAAATGATACAATTATGGAGCAGTATTTAAATGACGAAATACCTGTCCAAAACCAGCAGAGGTACAAGAGCCAAAATGGCAAAGTTGAATTAGCTAAAGAATTGATTTTTGATATAAATGGGTCTCGCAAATTCAAAGAGGATTACCCTGCACAACAATGGTTAAAAGAACTTATAGGAGAAGACAAATACAATAGCATTAGCGCCGATTTAAACCAAATTGAGCAAAAAATCAATGGAAATGCAAATAATACTAATATTAAATATTCAAAAGAGAACTCCAATGAGAGTTCTTTTTCTATGCCTAAAAACGAAACAAAATTCTCCAAAGAGTCAAGCAAAGACACTGCGATAAACAATCTGCGAAACGAACTTGCTAAAGATGAAGACAAAATCAAAGCAACAGAAATGTGGGCTAAACGTACAGGAAGAACACCATTAGTTAAGAAGATAGAGACACGAGACAGAAAGATAATGAAGCTTGTGAACGACAAGCAAAACGCTAAGACTTTGAATAAGATCAAAAACGTATTTAAGAGAGTTGAAAAGAAAAAAGCAGAATTAAGAACCGACCTTAGAAATACTATAAAGAGATTTAAAAACTCTGAAGCGTTTAAGTTCTTAAGCCCAGAGCAACAAGAACTATTCAAAGATACGTTTGGTTCATACTACTTAAAAGCTAATGGCAAGACGGAGCTAACCAAAATGAAAGACAATGTTAGAGGTATGGTTGCAGAAATGCTAAACGAAGACCCTGACGTTGTGATTAGTAAACATGTCAAAGAGATGCTTGATGCTCCTAAACAAAAAACTTTCAATGAGGTTGAAACCTTAGAAGAGCTTCAAGATTTAACAGATGCTTTGGAAGATATTATCATGCAAGCTAAGGGAGAGAAAAAGCTTGTTGGCTTAGAACAAGCCAAGAGCGCAATGGCAGAGAAAAAAGCATTCACAGATGACGTTGAGGCGAGATACCAAGAAGCTATTACTAAGCAAAATCGTAGAGACCAGAAACGCGCCAAGAGAAGTACAAGTCCATTCGGTAGAGTTGTTAATGCAATTGGTTCTAAAACAAAGGCAGTTAAAGATATTACAAGAAAGTATATAAACCAATTATCAACATTAAAGGCTCAACTAACTTTTATGGCTGGTGGAAACAAGGCATCAAGAATGCTAGACCTACATAGGAACTTATTCCAAGGCGTATCAAGAGAAAGAGAAGCATACGTTGGATTAAACCGCTCAATAGATAAGTTTATGGAAGACAAACAATACAAAGAACTTAGAAAAGGACTTAGCCAAAAAGCAGAGTTTAAAGATACAGGTAAAGACGTTGTTGATACAAGTGGAACAGAACACAGGTTAAGACTTAATAGTGGCGAAAGAATTTCACTTGCTATGCACTCATTACAGGAGCAATCAAAAGCACATATTGCAGGAAAAATTACTGACGTATTGGTAGATCAAGACGGTAGAGCTAAGACCGTAAAGAAGCAAGGTGGAGGATTAACAATTCCTAACGAAGAGCTTCTAAGAGCGGGTAAGTTTGGCGAAGCCGTTAAAATGGGTTACACGATTAAGCTTACTAGCGAAGAGATTGACGATATATTAGGAAAACAAGTTGATGAAGACGGCAACGTAACATTTACAAATCTAACCGAGCAAGAAAATGAGTTTGTAAAAGCATTAACAAATTCATTCTTTAAGAGAACTGCCGAGTATACAAACAAAGTATCTAAGGCTAGAAAGGGTTATGACATTGCAGGCATTGAAAACTACTTCCCACTAATGTCTAATCGTGCATATATATATGATAGGTTTGATAACCAAAATATCAAGACAGACTTAATAGCAGAGTCACTTGGTTTGTTTGACAATATGGGATTTACAAAAGAAAGAAGTGACAACGCATTCAATCCTATTGTATTAGAACCAATACAAGACGTTGTTACAAGAATGATACGAGGCGTTTCAAAATACTATGGTTATGACATTGCACTTTATAACAACAAAGTATTGTTAGAGTCACGAACAGAAAATGGCATAAGTGTTGAAGATATGTTAGATAAGATTGATAACACATTTTTAAATAACTATGGTACATTAACGGGTTATCTATCTGGAAGACTAAGCCAACCACATGACTTGTTCTCTAAGTTTAGAGGAAAGCACGCAGAGTTTACTTTAGGTCTAAACCCTGGTGTATGGGTTAAGCAGTTACTATCAATACCAACAACAATGAAATATTTTAAGACAAAAGATATGCTAGGCTACTTACTTGGCGGAGAATTAAGACTACACAACACAATGAAGAACTTTGTTGAACAATATGGCGAGGCTAAGAAAGGTCACATACTTCACGAGTTTACAAGCTTTTTAACCAACGACCTTGAGTACAGAAAAATGTTAGGATTTGGAAACCCAGATGCAGCAGATTTAAAAGACAACAAGAGTGCCTTTGAAAGATTGGACATACTAAATGGTATATCGCGTTTTGATATGTTGGGTGTTGATACTGTTACAAGAATGTTACTATTCTCAGAACTAAACTCAAGAGGTTTGTTAGGGGACAGATTAACCAACCTAAACGAAGACGAATTAAATTCTGTACTAGATGAAATTGGAACAAAGCTCGAAACATTACTAAGAGAGACACAACCAGATTATGCAGAAGTAAACAGAGCAAATATTTCGAGAAATACAGGGTCTGTATCAAGGCTATTAACAATGTATTCAACAGCGTTGTTACAAATGTTTAACAATTTCTCAACTTCGGTAGCGGAAGCAAACTATGCTAGAAAGAGCGGAGACGCAACACTAATAAAACAAAACGGCTCACAGCTTGTGAAGTCTGCGCTAGGTTTAGTCATAGCGTCTACTGCTAACGTTGCAATTTCAAGAATGTTCAGTAAATTGTTTAAACAAGGCGGAGACGATGATGACGACTTTGACTTTACAAAAGAAACTATCGTTGCATTACTATCACCAACACTAATCTTAGATGACGTTGCAAGAGGTGTATTAAAGCTTCAACAATATGACAGCCAAACTCCAGAGCTTGCTGCTTATGATGCAATAATAAATCTTGCAGGAGATATAGGAGAGATTGTAAGCTCAGGTGAAGAGGAGAAAAAGTTTAAACAAATTGAGAATGTTATTAAGAATGTTGGTCTTGCAACAGGTATTCCAACAAGAGACTTAATGAAGATTGCAAAAACAACATTGTTCTTAACCGATAGTGATTTGTATTACCAGGTTGCGTTAAGAGAAAACCAAAACGCATACAAGAAATGGTTAGAAGATAACACTAGCCAAGACGTAAGAAACTTTTATAACGCATACTTAGAGACAAGAGATGCAAAACTTATTAGCAAGTATGGTTGGGAGAAAGGCAAGAAAGATAGCAAGAAGCAAGCATACAAAAGAGCATTAGAAGAAGTGTTTGGTAACGACCAACAAAAAGTTGATGAATATATGGTTATTCTAGGAGGCTACAAAAATAAGTAGTCTCTTTTAATTTGGTCCCAATATAACAATATCTAACCAATAATTTGGGAGGAGGATTTTTATGCAAATTTCTAAAGACACTCTTGTTTCTGTGTATGGCTGCAAGTGTATGCTGTGCAAAAGTGTAATTCCTGAAGACCAGCTTCAACGGCACCATATAATCCCTAAGTATGAGTATAAAAGAAGAGGTGAAATCGTAGACGAAACCATTGGTAACTTGTCACTGCTTTGTCAAAGTTGTCACAGAAAAATTCACAAATACGATTGTAGAACTTCCGAGTATATCATTTCAACTATCAGCATATTAGAGAGCAAAGTAGAATTTTGACGTAAAAAGCCCTATCAAGATTTTGGTAGGGCAATTATTTTTTAAGGAGGCATGTATGGAAATAAAAGAACATTTTCTTACAAATAATAATTGCTATACTACCAACGAATGGATTACTCCTACAAAGATTATGCTTCATTCAACGGCTTGCCCTGGCGCACCAGCTAAAAATTTTCTAAGCTCTTGGAATAAAGCGTTTCCTAAGGGTCAAGGGAAGTGTGTTCATGCGTTTGTTGATCCTGGCATTGTGTATCAAACATTACCTTGGACAATGAGAGCATGGGGCTGCGCAGGAACAGGAAACAATGTCGCAATCCAATTTGAAGTGTGCGAACCAAAAAGTTATGCGGACGAAGAATATTTCAATAAGATTAAGCAAACTGTTATTGAACTTGTTGCGTACTTATGTGAAAAATTCAATATCAATGTATCAAATGTTACTTCACATTGTGAGGGGTACAGAGAATATGGTGCAGCATTTGCAAGCAATCATAGTGACTTAGATCATTGGTGGAAAGCATACTTTAATTATACAATGGACGATTTTAGAAAGGAGTTGTATGAGCATATGACAACCCAAGAAAAATTCAGACAACTTGGAATAAAGAGATTTCACGACTGTGGCTTTAAAGGTGCAGGAGTAAAAATTTATAGTAGAGAAAACAATTCAACAAAGCATGGCGCTATGGTTGAAGACGTAATAAGACAAATTGTTCCAGAGGCAGACATTAAACTAAAACAAAATTATCAAAATGGAACAGATGCAGATATTTATACAACAAGCTACTTTAATGTAGGAGATAGTTACCCACAAAACAAAGAGCTTTCAGCAAAGCTATTTGAGAGTGGAGTATTCCTATGTTGCGCAGTAGGCAACTATGGAGAAGATAAGCAAACAGGTTTATCAAAGCAAGAGTGTTGGACTTCTGTTGGTGCATGCGACATAGTAAATGGCAAGCCACAAAGAATGTATTACTCAAGTGTAACAGAAGACTTAGACTTTATGAGCTTAACTAATATCAAAACAGCATTAGGAAACTTTGACGGAACTTCATGCGCTGCTCCAGTGTTTGCTTCTATGTGTGCACTAGTTCAGCAGTTCTTTATGGTGAAAGGTGGGAGAAAACTTACCAACAATGAGCTACTAAGATTTATTAAAGACAATTGTGTTGATATGTTGGAAGATGGTCATGACGAGAGAACTGGTTATGGCATTTTTATTCTACCAGACCCAGAAGATATAAAAATTTCTAATTATTTAGAGGAGGAAGATCACATGGACGAGAAATATGGTTACACGGTCTATAATGACTTTGATGCAATCCCAGTTTGGGGACAAGAAGCAGTAGAGAAAGCAATCAAGTATGGTATCTTAAAAGGCACAAATCCTGACGGAGACGTTAAAAAGAACTTAGGACTTAAAGATACCGAACTAAAAATGTTGGTATGGTTAGACAGAATGAAACTATTTGATAATCTACCACACCCAGATAAAGAAGATACAGACTGGACTATTGACGGCGAGATTGGAAAAGATTTCACAATAGGCGGTTAAAAAAACAGAGGCCCACCCGAAAGTGGAACCCCTGCAAGAAAAAATAGTGTGTTTCTTTGACAATTTAATTTTACAATATATGAAAATAAGTTCAAGCAAATTATTAAATTTCTTCAATAGCCTGAGACGCTTTAATGTCCAGTTGCTTCATAACGTGTGTATACACATTCATAGTTGTACCTATATTAGAATGACCCAAACGCTCACTAATAGTCTTAATATCAATACCCTTATAAAGTAGAAGTGAGGCATGAGTATGTCTTAGATCATGGAACCTTATATAAGGAATATTGTTTTTCTTAACAAATCTTCTATACCAAGCAGTGACATTGTCATAATCAATCTTCTCAAATATAAATGTTGTGCGTGAAATAAGTCTAAGTATTTTAAGCTTATGTGTTAATGACTCACAAATAGAAATAGTTCTAATAGAAGATGCGTTTTTACAAGGAAGCACAGTCATAACTCCATTAACTTTTTGTCGAGACTTATTAACAGAGATAGAATTATTTCCAAAATCAACGTCTTCCCATGTAAGCGCAAACATTTCACTACGTCTTAATCCAGTCTTTAAAGCGAACTCAATAACGAATGCTTTTAATGAGCCGTCTTTTTCTAAACATTCCAACACTTTCTTGTAATCTTCTACGTCCCAAAAATGAAGTTTATTTTCATCAATATTACGTTTAAGTTCAAGCTTAACCCTGTCACAAGGATTTGACTCTATAACTCCCTTAGTATATGCTAGATGCAGAATAGTACGAGTGATTTTATAAATTTGTTCAATCGTACTATTAGAGAGTGGGTGGTTCTTTCTGGTCTCAAACTTAGTATAAGAAGACTTAAGTTTTCTAATAAAGTTGTCGAGAATTAACGAGTTAATCTGTTCAAGTTTGTAATGACCTATTTCGGGGTAGATCCAATTCTTAAGATTACACTCATAGTTCTTTAAAACAACAGGAGAGTATTGTGGCTTCACATAGTTTTTGATCCAAATCTCCGCAAACTCTTCAAATGTGTACTTAGTATTATAGTATTCACCTTTCTCACACTTAATCTTCCATTCAAAGAATAGCTTCTCAATCTCGGTCTTTGTCTCATAATAGAAGTGAAACGTTTTAGAAAACCTCTTCTTGTTAATTTGACATTGAAACCTGTAACTATTTTTTCCAATCTTTGTTATTGGCATTTCAAATCAGTCCTTTCAAGTATACATAAAATAACACCTGTAAACCAATTTGTCAAGCACAAAAAAATAGACATGATAGTTTCATGCCTAACAAAAATATTTTTTATCAATTTAAAAATTTTTCTTGACATTCAAATTCCAATTCGATATTCTAGTGGTGAAAACAACGAAACGTGCGAGTTACATATATCTTCAAATATCTAAAAATTTTTAATCTTTTCCAAATTTCTTGGAAGTTTCCATTTATTTTTAAAATAAAGTGGTGACCCCTACGGGAAATGAAAAGAATATAAGATATAGAGAGGGTATGAACTCAAACGAGTTTGTACCCTCTTTTTTTTGTTGCTATTTAAGCGAGCGTCCACCAGTTCTCCGCTCTGGTAAAAAGTGGAAATTGTAACTCGCTGTTTCTTGGACGCTCACTTAAGTAGCAATGATGCACAAAAAAACACCCGTATAACTAAGCGCCTTGTATACTTTTTGATTATTTTCATAAAATAATTCTCCCTTAAAGAAAATTAAAACGTACAAATAACTTCCCACAGGGCGCTTAATTATGGGGGTGGAAAAAATGAAAGTCTTTTCAGGAGAAAAATTGAGAGAAGCCTTAGAAAAGGCAAACATGAGCCAAACCGAGCTTGGGCTAAGAATTGGCGTGCGCCAGAATGTAATCTGCTTGTATGCGAATAATCGTATACAAAACCCAAGACTATCAACAATTGGCGCTATTGCAAGAGTATTAGGCATTAACGTCTCAGAACTTTTAAAGGAAAGGAGGAAGTAGTGTGAACGAACTAGTTAAAAAAATCAACGAGCTAGTTGAAGATTTCTTTGACAAGAAGACTAGGAATGCAAGCATCAGTGAAGATTTAGACGACAAAATTAAAGATATTGTATTCAACACAAAAGAAAACATTGAAGAAATACTAGACGATGCAAGCCGAGAGATTGACTTTGAAATTGAAGAAGAGTCAAGACCAGTATACTCGTATGACCAAGAGTATATCGACAAAGCGAATTTTATTATGAATTGTCAATTATAAGGAGGAATTAGTGTGGATTTGAATTTTAGAGAATTAAGAGCGGACGAGATTGATTGCAGACCTGCAACAATCACCGCTGCTGGAATATCATTACTACTTTACAAAGATGCAAGAGTAGATATGGACATTTTAGACGAGACTGTCGGTCCAATGAACTGGCAACGTGAACATTTAAGAGATAATGCTAATTGCAAAGTAGGAATTTGGGACGAAGAAAAAAAACAATGGGTATGGAAAGAAGATACGGGTACTGAAAGTAATACAGAGAAAGAGAAAGGCTTAGCCAGTGACTCATTTAAACGAGCTTGCTTTAACTGGGGTATAGGTAGAGAACTTTACACTGCACCATTCATTTGGATTACTAATAAACAAGCCAATATTGAAGAAGCAGGCTTAAACGCAAAGGGGAAAATGACTTATGCCACAAAAGATAAGTTTTATGTATCTACAATCGAGATTACAAACAAAAAAATAACCTCGTTAACAATCGTAAATCAAAAGACTGGCGAAGTTGTATTTGAGTACAAACTAAAAGATTATGACGATAAGATAGGCAAAGCACACTTAGAAATAATCAAGAACTTAAAGATAGACCCTGACAAAGCTAAGGAAGTATTACAAAAGTTTGGTTATGAGAAGTCTAGCGATATTAAGAAAAAAGATTTTGCCAAAGTATTCACTGAATTAAAAGAGGTGGCTAATGAAACTTGATGCTAGATTAGAAAATATTAGGTACGATTTCAAGCGCAAAGGTACCTTAATTGAATTTTTAGCATTTGGAGATATAACTTCTAGCCTTGAAGAATTTCTTGGCTCTAAAGTCAATCTCGACTTAAAGAAAGACAGTAAGAGAAGCACCAATGCAAATGGTTACTTATGGGTTTTGCTTGGAGAACTTCAAGAAAGATTAAAAATACCAAAGATAGAAATATATAGAGAGTATATAAGGACGTGCGGCGTGTATGCGGTATGTCCAATCCCGAATGACGGAGTTGACCAATTTATAGAGAGCTGGGAGCATAACGGGATTGGTTGGGTGTGCGAGAAGATGCCGTCCAAGATAAAAGATTATACAAACATATTCGCATACTATGGCACGTCAGTATACACAAAGAAGCAAATGGCGGTATTGTTAGACCAAGTAGTACAAGATTGTATCGATCAAGACATACCGACAAAGCCAAAAGAAGAAATAGATAGTTTATTGGAGGACTGGGAAAAATGAATATAGAGGTAGATAAAGAAGAGTATAGAAAACAATTAAAACAAGAAATATTAGATAGCGGACATTACTTTAGATTGGAATTGATATACCCAAAAGTAGGCTTTAAAGAAATGTTGTTTGGCGCTAATCCAATTGCAGAACAAGAGATACACAATTGCAGTGAAGTAACAATAGCAATGGCGATAATAACGCTAGACTTTATTAAAAAAGAACTTTTGGAAAACCAAAGTACAAGAGAGACTTATGAAGAACTTAGCAAGCACATTAAAACAAGAGACATAAAAACTTTTGAGAAATATAGTGAGGAGGAAGAATAATGTTTTTAGAGATTGAGGGTAACATAGGTAAAGACCCAGAGACAAGATTTACACCAACAAACAACAAGAAAGTAGTAACGTTTAGCATCGCTACTTCAAGAAAAGACCCTAAAAAAGAGGGAGAATTTATTACTGAATGGGTTAATGTAGTGGCATACGGAGACCAAGCCGACATAGCAGAGCAACAAGTTCGTAAAGGTATGAGAATGGTTTTATGGGGTTCTTTCCAGAAGAGAACATATCAAAACAAAGAGGGAAACCAAGTAGACGTTTGGGAATTGTGGCTTAACAAATGTGCACAAGTATTTACAAAAGTAAAAGCAGAAGACACAGGAAGCACTATTCCAGACGATGACTTGCCATTCTAAGATATGAGCTATAAGAGTCAAAGAGCAAAAGACACAGACATATCTCCTAAAGTAAAAGCGATAGTATATGAGCGTGACAAAGGTAAGTGCATCGTTTGTGGAAGACCAGGAATACCAAACGCTCATTATAAACGCAGAAGTCAAGGTGGCTTAGGAATAGAACAGAACGTTGTTACATTATGCCTTAGATGCCACGAGGATTTCGATAACGGCTTTAAAAGAAAAGAGATAGAGAACTACATACATGACTATCTAAAATCAATTTATGGGGCATCGTGGTGCGAAGAAGACCTAATCTATAACAAGTGGAAAAATTTTAAGTTTAAGTGAGGTACAAATTATGACAAAAGACGGCTATTCAATTTGCTTCAACGAGTGGGCTTTAGATAAAGATATTAAAAATGAGTTAGGACTATTGTTAATAATTTCAAGTTTAACCGCTGAGAAAGGCTTTTGTTATGCAAGCAATCAATATTTAGCTGAGTTATTTGATACAGACGAGGCACAAATCTCTAAAAAAATAGCCAAACTTATTAAAAAAGGCTATTTAGAAGTGTCTTATACAAAGAGAGGCTCTGAGGTTGTATCAAGAGAGTTACGATTGTCAAAAATGACAACCGACCATTGTCAAAAAACACAACCGACCGATGTCAAAAATGACAAAGAGAATAATATAAATAATAATATTACAAGTAATAAAAAAGAAAAAGAAAGTATAAAGAAAAAGATACCGACTTTAGAAGAGGTAGAAGAGTACATTGAGGAAAAAGACTTGAACGTAGATGCCAAGACATTCTTTGACTACTTTGAAGCGGGCAATTGGAGAGATAGTGAAGGCAAAGAAGTAAAGAACTGGAAACAGAAGCTACTCACATGGAATAAATTCAGCAGGCCTAAACAAAGTAAAGTGTCCAGTGGTAATCCGTTCCTGGACTTATTGGGAGGAAAAAATAGTGAAGAGAGAAGAGATAATAACAATCCTTGGGACAATGAAAGTAGCATACCCGAGGTTCTATCAGAATATGAAATCGTCTGAGGCCAATAGTGTAGTTAATCTATGGTTTGAGATATTTAAGAATGAAGATGCAGAAGTAGTAAAGCTTGCAGTAATAAATTTGATCCAGTCGTTAGAGTTTCCACCAACGATTGCTGACGTTAGGAAAGAAATAGCCAAGATAGTAGATGCTGCGACTAACGAACCTACTGCGATAGACGAATGGAACATGATAAGAAAGTCAATAAGTGACTCACTCTACAATGCCGAGAAACACTTTGAAGAATTGCCAAGCATAGCCAAGAAGTTTGTAGGTGGCCCCTTACAATTAAGAGCATGGGGAGCAAGTACAGACTTTAACGAGGGCGTTGTAAGAGGTCAGTTTTTAAAGCAATACGACATACTAAAAGAGCGTGAGAAAAACAATGCAATTTTAGACAAGATAGGATTTAAGCTAACTGAGGGACAAAATATCAAATTGGTAGAGGGTGCTTATGAGAAATGATAGAAATGTTTTCCATTCGTATATGGAGTGTTCAGAGTTTGAAAAGAAAAAAGTATTAAATGGGTACAAACAACTCAAAGCATACAAAGACTATTATCTTTATGGCAAATATATAAACATTGACGGAAGAGAAGTCCTAATCTACAAAGAGTGTTTCAGTAGATTTGACATTGACGGGGTACCAAAGAGAGAAAGAGTTAGAAGCCCATTCTGGAAAGGGGTTGGAAAGCTTGATAACTTTTGAAACAAGGCATGATAGCCATGAGAAAGTGAACAAAGAAAAAAGATACATGCAGATAAAAGAGGTTCTGGGCGAAAAAAGTATGACTGCTAGAGAAGTAGCCGTGGAACTATTTAAGAAAGGCTATACGAGTAGTACAGACAGAAACAATGCAGCGCCAAGGCTAACCGAACTAGTGGACAGATGCGAAGTTGAAATAGCAGGGAAAAAATACGATGAGCAAACAGGCAGAAACGTAGCAACATATAAGATCATAGCAAAACAATTAAGCCTGTTTGCAATATAGGAGGCACTATGAGAGAAATAGAAAGAGATATTTTGAAAGACCTATATAACAGAGGACATAGAACAATAAAAAAAGTTAAAAATTATTTTGAATTAAGGGGCTTAGGTAAATATAGATATGATGCTTGGACTAATAAAACAAATTTGTTTGACGATTTAAAAAGTGGTGTTACACACAAAATAGCCGAATTATTAAAAGGAGGTAAAGATGACTAAATATCAAAAAGAATTGTTAGAAAAATGTAATGTCCGTACAGAGATAGACCAAAAAGTTCCATTATTTGATGACATATATATTTTGCCAACAAAGGAAAAGCATGAGAGTGGCTACAAAATAATGTACATAGTAGGCAAAGTAAGAAAAAATGATGAATATTATTTACTAGATACCTGCTGTGATGTGGTAAATTTAGGCTTTTTTACAAAAGCAATTAAAGAAGTAAACATAGATATAGAACACGCAGGAATAATACACCTATGGAACAATTACCAGTTGTTTAAATGTGGTTATAGAGTAAGCAGCTGTACATTTGAATTTGTGGATAGGGAGGCAAGCAATGACTGACATAGCAAAAACAATTTTTAAAAACAATGTATTAAGAGCAATGAAGAAAAACAATATGACACAAGCTGAATTAGCTAGGCGAATTGGAATAGGTAGAAGCACGGTAAACGCTTGGTTTAATTATGGTTGTTGCCCTAGTACAAATCATATAGCTGATATAGCTAGAGTGCTAGGAGTAGAGATTAAAACACTGTTAAAAGGAATAAAAGTGGAAGAAATGATATGACTAACGCTGAAAAATACTATACATACTATACAACAGAACAACAAGCAATATTGAATTTGAATTATTTATATTTTAATGGTTATGTAACAAAGTGGCAGTATAAAAGAATAGCAAGAAAAATAACAAAATATTTAAGTAAAGGACAACTCAATAAATTAAAGGAAGTGATGTTAAATAATGAATAAAGATATACAAGTAGGAGAATATGTAAGAACAGAAGATGGACATATTGGTAAATTAGTTTATAAAACAGAGTATCATTTAACTTTTGATAATAATTATGTTTGTAAATATAGAGATGAAATTTCAGATTTTAAATTTATAGTAAATCACAGCTTTAACCTAATAGACCTAATAGAAGTAGGTGACTATGTGAATGGAAGTAAAGTATACGATGTCAAAAAAATTACTTCAAAAAATTATGAACAAGGATGGATATTATTAAGCAATTATGATAGAGATGCAATTTTATCAAAACAAATTAAAACCATAGTAACGCACGAACAATTCAAAGCTATGGAATATAAGATAGGTGGAGAAGAATGATAGAAAAATTAGAAAATTTGCAAACAAGCTATTATGTGGACTTAGGAAATGGAAGTTATACTTGGCGAAATATGAGTGTAGGAGATATTGCAAAAAAAGTTGATGAATTAGTAAATAAAACAAATGAAATAATAGACTATTTAAATGATACATCTAAAACGACAAAAAGAACATATATGTCAACAAAAACGGGGGCGATAATAGATGACTAACGCTGAAAAATACTCAGATGAACAAAAAAGATGGGCTTTAGAATTTTTAAGGGATATAAGTTTTGATTACAACACACTACACAGAATAAATTTAAGTTCTTTAGAACAATCGAGAGATATTGTTATGGAAATAGTTGGCAAACAACATAGAGAAATAACAGAACTAAAAAGAGAAATAGTGCAACTAAAAGAAGAATACAACGCACTAGAAGATGTAGTACATACGGTTATAGATTAGGAGGTTTAACAATGACTAATGCAGATAAATATTTAAAAGAGGGAGTAGATATAAACCAAATGGCAACTGAAATGGTGAATTATTTTAATTTTCCGCCTTATGAAGGTATAGGAGAAAGCAGCATAGAAGCATTTTTTGACAAAGAAGTCAAACCTACACTAACAGAAGATGAAAGAGTTATATTAAGAAATATAGATAAAAAAATTAAATATATAACTAGAGATAACTCAGGTTATTTATATATTACTGAAAAATCTTTTTCTATGTTAGCATTACCATTTTCTATTTACAATCATTTATTCCAATTCATAGAAAACGGAGAAGAATATTCAATAAAAGAATTGTTAGGAGATGAGAAGTGATGAGATTTGAAATATCAGCCTATAAAACAATAAAGCAACAAGCAGAAGAACAAGATATTAAAATAAAAAGAATTGATACCATAGAAAAAATAAAAGATAGTTTGCTAATGTGCTATTTTCATAGAATTATCACAGAAAGCGAATTTCAAAAAGGTTGCAAAAGGCTTGAAACCCTTGTTAGAAATAACATTGAGCAAAGCTAGAACGGAGAAGAATACGAAATAGCAGAACTTTTGAAAGGAGAATAGAAATGGACTGGCAAGGTTTACGAGAGGACTTTAAGCAAAAGCACAAAGAACGAGTCGCTAAAACACCTCAAAGAATTGAATACGCAAAGCAAGAGTTTAAAAAGCATAGCATAAATGCAGAGCTTAAAAACGAACAAACAGGTCAATTCAATATTAAGGCAGGAACGCATATAATAACTTACTATTGCAGTACGGGAAAAATACTTGTAGATAATAAGCCTTATGAACAAAGGGGCATAAGATACGCAATATATAAAGCTAGGAAACTGGAACGGAGAAGAATGCTCAATACAAAAATTGTTAGGAGATGAGAAATAATGGGAACAAACTATTATGCAGTCAAAAAGAAACCACGAATAGTTAAAGTATACGATGAAATTCATTTAGGTAAATCAAGTATCGGTTGGAAATTCAGCTTTCAAAGACAGCCTGAATACTACAATAACTATGAAGAATTTAAGAAATTTTTGCTAAACAATAAAGAATTTGATTTCAAAGATGAGTACGGACATAAAATAGAACCAAAAGAGTTACTAGAGCTAATCGAGGAAAAACAAAAAGAGAATAACCCTGAAGATTTCAAATATGACCAAAATGTAAATGGTTATAGATTTACGGATGATGATTTTAGTTAAGGGGAGATGATAAGTAATTGAAAACAAGAATTAAATTTAAAGTAAGAGACTTAGATTACACATTGAATGTAGTAGAACCAGAAAATGAGCACTTGTTATTAGACGGCTATTATAGAGGTGGACTCACAAATCGAAGAACAAGCAATATTTATTTATCAAATGACTTACAACCTCAAATTAGAAAAAGAGTCCTTTTGCACGAATTAACACACGCTTATGTATATGCAGCAGGAATGTTACAAGTAGAATGGACAGAAGAGAACGTGGCAGATTTTATAGAGAATAACTTTGAAGACATACAATGGAATTATGAACATATTTTAAAACTTTTAGGAAACGAGAGGAATTAAAATGCCAATAAATAGCAGAAAGAAAGGGGCTAGTGGAGAAAGAGAACTAGCCAATAAGTTAAAAGATTATGGCTACAACACCAGGAGAGGACAACAATACAACGGATTAGAGGGCGAAGACGTTGTAGGACTTGACTACATACACATAGAGTGTAAGAGGGTAGAACGTCTTAATCTGGAAGACGCGATGCTACAAGCTAAACGAGACGCAAAAGAGCAAATGCCAGCCGTGTTTCACAGAAAAAACAATCATAAATGGCTTGTGACCATGGAGCTAGAAGACTGGATCAAAATGTATAACGAATTTTATTCGAGTATGAAATTACGGAGGAAAAAATGAGAAAATTTAGTGCGGGTGAAAAAAGGTACATTTTAAAAAGACAAAGCACAATGTCGTTGGGAGATATGGCAAGACGTTTTCATTGTGACTGGAAAGAAGTTTACAATGTTTATAGTGAAATGTTAGACAACGGCGAATATATGGAATACATGGAGCAAGAAGCCGAAAAAAGAAAAAAATGTAAGATAAAGAAAGGAGATACAAATGGACAAGGAATATTTGGGGAAGAAAAACAAGAGAGTAACGAAAGCTTTAACAATGATAATGTTTAAGATGCTATTGATAGGTGCGATAGTTATAGCAACCGAGAGTGCGTTACTAGTAAAGTTATTCAAGTATATTACGATTGAACGTTTTGATCTGGTAGCATTTGTTTTAACAATAAGTGGGTTCTTTGCGGTGCTATACTACCTGGTCTGGAAAGGCGCTAAGAAATGTATTGATACTGAAATGAAGCTATACAAATTTTGCGTTGATTGTGCAATAGAGACAAAGAAACCATACAAAAAAGAGTTTGAACAAACGCCAACAAAGCTAACGTTTGCAAAACCACACAAGGGTGCATGGTTATTTATAGGCAGAGCAAAAGACTTTAAAGGATTTGAGGAGGAAAAAGATGCTAATTCTAAATAAATTGGGTGACACAATAATCAATATGGATAATGTGGAGACGATAAAAGCATGTTCTATGTTCTCTACTACCCCTAACGTAATAGTAGAAACAACAAGTGACATCAAAGTTTTAGGTGATTATTCAAGCGATTACAGATGCACCGAGATACTACAAGAGATTATGAAGAAAGCGGAACTAGGTGTAAATTGTTTTTATATGCCAGAAAAATAGGAGTGTTTATTTAGACTTTATAGGAGAATATATGGATTTACGAATAAGAAAGTATATTTTATATAAGGTACAAAATAAAGATAAAAATACGTCATATTTAGAGAAATTAAAACGTTTAAGAAATAAGATGCGAGCAGAGATAATAGACGAGTCACCAGAGTATATGGACGGACAACCTAAGGGAAAAGGCCAAACTGGTGACGTTACACAACGCAAGGCATTAAAACTTATAGAGGTTGATCGTAGGATCGACCATTTAGAGAAAGAACTTGAAGCAATAAAGAGTGTAGAAAAAAGAATAGATACAATGGGCAAGGTCGTTAAAGACATTTACAATGAGACAATAAAAAAAGAATGCACAGACTTGACGGCCAAAGCCCAACTAATTCCAATGGGGAGAAGACAACTAATCCAGGGCAGAGCTAAACTTCTGGAAATGTTTGCAGCAGAAATGGGAGAATACATAGACATTGACTCATTAGATAAATAGTTGCCAAAACAATTGAACTTAAATATCAAACATGGTATATTATGGGTGAAAGTGGGGTACCTAAATGAGTAAGAAAAACGAAACCGCAGAAGAAGACAAATCAATTGCGATGCAATTTGTAGGAACACTAAAGACACAAGCTAATAGGTGGTTTGTATGTTGGCTTATAACATTTGTTACACTTGTTTGTTTAGCGGTCTACATTATATACTTACTAAACGATACCGCAATAATTGAAACGACTGAAACCACGCAAGAGATTACAGACGTTCACACAATAGAAAATTCTACAATATCTAACGGAGAATAATAATGGGAAAAGTAAAACAAACAACCAAGACTACTAAAACAACAGTAAGAAAATCAAAGACAAAACATTGTCCAGTATGTGGCAAATTCATGAAGACAAGGTGATGCTATGGACTTCGATTTCACCAAGACCGAGTATCTGCATATATGTGAAGAGGCTATGTTAAGTGATCTACAAAGAGAATTGCTTGAAGACAAAATCAAAGGGCTGACAATCATACAAATGTCTATGAAGCATAACGTAAGCCCAGAGACCATTAAAAGAGAGATAAAGAAGTTAAAGAAAAGAATACTTAGAGTTATATAAGAAACAGAAAAAGGTCATTTCCTTTTAAGGGGTGTACTCAGCATTGGGTATACCCCTATTTTTTTGACCCAAAATTGACCCTAATATGACACTCTCAAATTGAATAAAGCCTTTATAATTTAAATAAAGGAGGTTAAGAAGTAGAAAATTGCATGAGGAGTTCCCTATTAAGAAATGCAGTCTTTTTAATCTTCTTTATTTTTATGTAGAGGTGATACAAATGAACCCATTAGATATGATCAAGAATTATATGACAAGTGGCTTAACTCCAAAGGGAATAGTAAAGAACATGACAAAAAACAACCCTTTCTTTAACAACTTAGTAGATATGGCCGAGAAAGGGGACAACAAGGGTATAGAGACCTTTGCTAGAAACTATTTCAAAGGTAGAGGGTTAGATTATGACCAAGTAATGACCAACTTCAAAGATAGATTGAACATACATTAGTTATAAATTTGTTGCAACAATTTATATAAAAAATTTATAAGGAGGAAAAACAATGGGAAATGAGTACACATTAGGAGACATTGCTGCCGTTACTGGCAAAAACAATAACGGCTTTGGTGATAGTTCAGGCTGGTGGATCATCTTATTACTACTTGCACTTGGTGGCTACGGCTTTGGTGGTGGCTTTGGAGGTTTCGGCGGTTTCGGCGGTTTTGGAGGCTTTGGTATGGATTTCATGTATCCTTGGCTTTCTAACGGTCAAAAGGAAATCATGCAGAATACAAACCAAGGCTTTGATACTTTGCAATTAAGCAATCAAGTTGGTGGCGTAAGAGATAGTATTAACGCATTATCTGGTGTTGTTACAAATGGTTTTAGTAGTGCAGAGATAGCAGCTAACAACAGACAAATGGCTGACATGCAACAAAACTACAACAATCAAATTTCAACAATGCAAAGCTTTAATACTTTAAATTCAAGTTTAAATCAATGTTGCTGCGATAACAGACTAGCAACTTGTCAAACACAAAACATTGTGCAAAACGAGGGAAACGCAACACGCTTTGCTGATGCAAATAATACAAGAGATATTATTGAGTCACAAAATAAGAACAGCCAAGCTATTCTCGACAAGTTATGCCAATTAGAGTTAGACGGTGTTAAAGCACAAGTAGATGCTAAGAACGATAAGATTTCAGATCTACAAAGACAACTATCAATGGCTGATTTGAGAGCTTCACAAACTGCTCAAAACGCATTTATAGCTCAACAATTCACAAATGAAATCGACCAAATGTACAACCGCCTTTCAAATTGCCCCGTTCCAAGCATTCCTGTCTTTGGAAAGACACCTATATTCACATGCAATAATGGTGGCTGCGGTTGTAACAATGCAAACTTATTTTAGAGCAAACGCCTAGTTATAGGCATCTCGATCACGAGAACTTGCTAGACCAAGAGGTAGGCTAGTTCTACCTCTTTTATTATTATAGAAAGGAATGATTAAAGTGATAGAAACGATTATAAATACACCTAAGGTATTAACCGACAATGATGCGGCGATTACTTTTGACGGAATAAGCGCCATGTCAAGATGCACACCTTGTTACAATGGTGGTTGGCTTTCATATCAAAATGGTTCGCCATTATTTAAGATACTAGGTAAGAATTACACTGGCCGTTATGAGATAAATTTCAGCGCAACAATTAGCTCGGCTACACCTGGCGTTGTGGCCGTGCGGACTTTATGAAGACGGCGTGCTTATTCCAGACACAGTTAAGGCCGTGACTCTTGCTGCTGCTGACGACGTTGCATCAGTATCGTTTAACAAGATTGAGAGAATTTGCCCTTATGGTATGACCTCTCTAAGCGTACAAAGTGTACCAAGTATTGTTACACCAACTGACCCAACCACACCAGTAGTAACCGAGCCACCTATTATATTGTCGGGCACTTTCAATATTGCTAGGACTGACAAATAGGGGGTAGCGTATGGAAAATGTAATAGAAAAAGTAGAAACCAAAATAGACGAGTTAATAAAAACGCATGGAATTAAAAAAGAAAATGTTGATTATCTATACAAACTCGTAGATATTCACAAAGATTTAAAGAACGAAGAATATTGGAAAGTAAAGGAGGAATATTATGAGATACGGAGATTATGGCGCTCGTATGAGAGATAGCAGAGGCCGTTATATGGGAGACTATGGAAGACGTGGAAGATATAGAGGCTATGGCTATATTGACGACATGAGTGACGGCTATGGAAACTATGCAGAAAGCAAAGAAGATTATAGACGTGGAAACTATGGGGCTGAAAGTGATAGCTTAAAGTCATTAGACTACATGCTTAAATCAGTATGTGGGTTTATGAAGATGCTTAAAGAAGATGCTGATAGCAAAGAAGAGATAGAACTAATACAAGAGTACGCTCGTAAGATAGGTGAACTATAATGTTTACCTATTACAATGCCAATAAGTTTGGCAATGATATAGAAGACTGTACGATTAGATCCATTTCGGTAGCCGAGGGTATCAGTTGGGACAAGGCTTATAGAAAATTAAGCGATTATGCAAGAGAAAGAGGCCTAATGATTTCAAGCGTAGAAAGCATAGAAGAGTACCTGGACGACCACTATGAAAGAGTATGTCCAGAAGAGTATAAAGTAGGAGAGTTCGCTTACAACAACCCTTATGGTACTTACTTAGTAACAATGCCACGGACACATAACCACTATCGTAGACGGCGAGATTATAGACACTTTTGATTGTTCTGATCGAGTAATGTTTTGTGCGTGGTATGTTGCATAAAAAAAGACTAGGTTAATTCCTAGTCTTTTTCAAAAACTCGTCAATTGCATCTTCAATAAACTGCTTTTTAGTAATTCCACGTTCTTGCAGAGTCTTATCAATCTGCTCAAAACGCTCACCGCTTAATTCAACTTTAAATTGTTTAGTACCATGCAATTCAACGTACCTTTTTCTTCTCGCCACGTTCAGCTCGCTTAAATGCTTTCTCTTTGCCTCTTCGTTTGTTAATCTACCCATAACATACCTCCCAATGCGATTATACCACTAATATTGTATTGTGTCTAACTCACCTAACCAATAGTAGGTGAAAGGACATAACTTATCTAGTTCCGCGAACACTTCGTCACAATCATAAGTAGTATCTGGGTTGTCCTTATACTTGTCTTTCAAGTCTTGAATAACTTTACGCACGTCTGCTAGTTCAACATAATGGTCGAACACGATCAAGTCAGTAAAGTAATCGTCAGCCTCGTCTTGTAAAAGAAACTCTCTTATTCTACCGATTTTATATTCGTCATAATACATATTAACACCCCCAATTTTCCCAATCTTTGTCAGTAATTCCACAAAGTTCAAACAATTTCATTTTCATTTTGTAGTATACGTCATAAAGTTCATTATAAAAGTCTTCACACATACCGCTAAACATTTCACCATACGCCACCATACCATTTAACTTGATTATGTCACAAACACAATCAAATAAACTTTCTTTGTTGTGAAAATCGGTTGTACGGGCTTTTATAATGTCTCTTAGATATTCTAGTCCATGAATATCGCCCTCATTAGACAACTCAACTACTTTTTTTCTTTCTTCTTCTGTGAGACTGAAATCTTCAATTCCATACTCTTCGCGTAGTTGCTCGATTGTTTTCCAATCGTCTCCAAATTCCATATAAATACCCCCTTAAATTTATTTTGAGTACATAAGCACTCATTACTACCCACTACTAAGAGTGAGTAGTGTATCAATGCTTATGGATTTAATTCACCGATTACATACTCGACCTTATCTGTTATTTCGGCGTAAAGCGTGTCAAATATATAGTCGTCTTCAAAGCAATTTTCTATAATGGTCTTTTTATCTTCCTCACTAATTTCAACATTACAATTTTGCTCAATCATTTCGATATATTCTCTAAAAAGTTTTTCTGTGATAGACATATTTACACCCCCTTAAATTTCGATCTTCGCGAACCTATCTAAATAGTATCTGTGACCCTTACACATAATGTAACGTCTACCATTGTATGTTTTAATCTTGGCCGTTGCTTTTTTAGACTTGTCGCCGTTCTTAAACTCTTGCACGATACAAGTATCGTCAGTCTTATTCCAAATCTTGATATTTGTCGTATTGTCTACAACATAAACATAGATTGTCATTACAATACCCCCTTTAATATTTTTAATTGAATTTCCAAGCTATCGATTTCGCTTTCTAGTCTGTCGCTTAAAGCATTGTCGCCATGGTATCTCTTTTGAGCATCTACATATTGTTGTACTTTTACTTTGATTAAATTTTCAATCTCTTCAATTGTCATACTAACACCCCCTTAATCTTTGTATTGAGCTACTCTAATAGCCAACTCTTCTAAATCGTGGTCAATTGCTTGCTCTTCTGCAACAAGTCTTAATAGGTTAGGTACACCTTGCATGCCGTTACGTTTTGCATCAAGCCACATTGTAACTTCCTCTTCAACGTCAAAGTTTTGCCAATACTCGTAAATTTCGTCAGCATCTTTTGCATAAAATACATAGTCTTGCTCGCCGTTTTGCCATGTAATCTCGGCTTGGCCGTCTTCTTGCATCTCTGCACGCCAACCGCAATTAGAGCGGTTAATTTTTTCTGCTATCGTCATGATAACAACCCCCTTTAAAATATTTTTTGAGTATAATCACTCACCGCAAGGCTATCGTTTAAAACAGCCTTGTACGTCAATGATTACGCATAGTTGTTTATAATTTCTTTCAATTGCAAGTCGATTGTCGATAGAGTATTAAACTCTTTTGCAACGGCCTTGTCTTCTAGGCTATGTTGTAGTCTATATAACTGGTCTTCTACCAATAAGCTGATTATTAAAATCTCCTCAAAGTCGTTGACCTCTTCGTGAACTCTATCAACAATTTGCTCTTGCCAATACTGGTCTAAACAATCTCTTCTGTCCATTATTTAACCGCCTCCTCATAAACCCAAATATCAAAGTAATCAATGTCTCCGCTACAATATTCCGCGCCGTCTTCGCTATAATCTAGGTCGCTATCTTCAATGTTAAAGTCTACCAACAAGTCTTTAATCGATTTTTCCATAAACTCTTTTGCTTTCTCTTTTGTTGAAAATAGGTCAATGTCGCAATCAAAGTTTTCGTCATTGCGCCATACACACTTTACGATATAAACTTTATTCATAATTTCACCCCCTTAATCTAAACCTAAATCTCTTCTTGCCTCGTAATAACCGATTATGTCGTCAATCTTACAAAACGCATCATTGCATTTGTCTTTATAGTATCTAACTAGTTCTAATAAGTTATCGATTGTAAGCATCTCACTAGGTAGGTCGTCAAGGTCGTCCCAGTCGCACGCATCAGTTATTGCTTGAATTTCAGTTAACATTTGGTCAATATTCATGTTTAAAACCCCCTTAAATTTAATTTGAGTGTTAAAGCACTCATTATTACGCCCCCGTTAGAGGCGCAATGTATCAATGCTTTATACTTTTAAAAACTTGCATAAATAGATATACGCATCTAGTAAATTACTCTTTGATTGCTCGAAATATGGTAGTTCCTCTTTGTCTGTATTTTCCATGGTCTCGATAGCGTCTCTCATAAACTCTGTAAGAGTTAGTCTAATAGACGGCTTGTTATCGACTGCATAACCATAATTTAAAACAAAGTCACCAAAATAATATAACAATTGAATTTCGTCTAATTTACTCATGTTTACAACCCCCTTAATTTTTGATAGAATAGGTAAGGGGTGAGTGTACACCCCTTATAGAGTTAGGGAATTTTGTTATTTTTGCCACCCTAGCTCTTTTTGTATCTTAGCGTTTTTCGCGCTAGTTTTTGCAACCAGTCTATAAACTCGACCAGTTCCGCGTTTGACAATGTAATATTGTCTTCAATTACAACTTGTTTAACTTCTTCAAGTTTTCGTGTTAATCGGTCACCCCTTACTTTGAGATTTCCGTCAACGTTCGCATTGTAACTCATACTTACACCCCCTTAATCGAGATTTGTGTTTGCTAGTATCAATGATGCAATCCAGAAAATCATTAACAAGTTTCGCATCACGATATACCAATTAACCTTGTACTTTTTCATTTGTAATCACCTCACTTATACCAATGTGTCCATTTTTTCATAAAAATCTTTTAGCTTTAAATCTTCCATTTTGTTTTGTACCGCAAGCCATGTAATATCAAACAAACTGCTTTCTTGTAAGTCATTGTCTAACCAATAGCACGATAGCATAAAGATTAAATGCGCTTTTTGGTCTTCCGTCATTTTTTCAGTTTCACTGATGCCGTTTAAATGGTCAGTAATTTCAAGCCTTGTTAAAAATGCGTAATCGTTTTGATGCTCTTTCAAAATGTTGTTGTAGTAGTTATAAATGTTCATTTTAAAACCCCCTTAAAGTTATTTTAGAGTAGTAAACTACTCACTATTACGCATCAGTTACGATGCGCAATGTGTCAATAGTCTAGTCTTCAACGTCTACAATCTCGACTTCGTTGTAAGAAAAACCGCCCATTGGGTGACTGAAAACTCTTAAAAGCGTATTATCGCCTATGTTTTTGTCTTCCTCAATTCGTTCAATAAGTTCTACTAAATCGGTTAAATAGTAATTTTCGACTTTTTCGTCAGTAGCGATATAGGCTAGTTCTGCTCGTATACGCTTTATAATTCCGCTCTTATAGCCTATAATGTCTTCGTCAACACCAATAACGTTTTCGCTTATGTCTTCCATACACAAACCCCCTTAAATTTTATTAAGCGCTTTATTAAGCACTTACTACTAGCAACTAACAACCGCTAATTGCTAGTGTGTAAATGTTTAACCAACTAAACACTCTTTGTGTAGTTCCATGTCATGCTCTTTTGCGATTTCAAGTATTTTTGCATCGTCAAACTCTTTTGTTTTTTCGATAATGTCCGCAAACTTTTTACGCTCGTAAGGTTCGCTTAATTCAACCCACGCGCCTAAACCTTTACTGATTAGCATGTCTTCTGAAATATCGCTCTTTTGCCATAAAGACAGGTGAAGAGTTAGAACGGGCTTAAACGAATAGCCCACGCGTCTATCACTGAATAAGATTGACGCCTCTAACTTTTGGCCGTTGTCTAGTTCAATGAATTTTTTAACTCGCTTGTCGTTGTACCATGTAGCCATTGCAACGTCTAGCGTGAAGTCGTTACTACACTTTTGATTGATTTCCTTTACTTTTTCAATTGTTATTTTTGCCATAACAATACCCCCTTAAAATATTTTCGAGTATTAAATACTCGTCAAACGCCTCGAATTTCAAGGCGTTTAGCCAATATTTAATTGTTGTAATCAACGATTGTTTGTCGACAAAATTCGTATAAATCATGTGTATTGTTGTAATTCTTGTAATAGCTTTCTAGCGTATTGACCGCGATTTCACTTGCATATTGTTTGATTTCCTCTTGTGTGATGCCTCTTGTCTCGTCCTCTTCCAAAAAATATTCTTGCAAGTCGAAAATATCAAACCATATAACAAACTTGCCTCTTTTGTAGCGCTTGCCGTCCTCGCTAAATAGTCTAAAATATGCTAAATAGTAAAAGTTGTGACACATGTCGTTACAAACCTCGTTAATTTTTTGTAATTTTGTAATCTTGTAATCTCTCATTACTTTAACCCCCTTAAAATTTTTTGAGTGATAATCACTCTATGGAACGCCCCCCGTTAGAGGCGCTCTAACAATGATTATTTTATAAGCTCGAATGGCTTGTCGTAGTCACCAATTTGTAGGTGTAAATAGTGACCGCAATTAAAGTAATCTGTCATACTGTCGCTATCGTCATAATTAAAGCTATCGCTTAAATCTTTCGCGGTTGTCATTATTTTCTTGCCATAATCGTTTAACTCGTAATCGCTATCGATAGAGTATTGATTGATTTGTGAGTAACCGCTTTCCAATCTCTTTTTTAGATGCTCGCGCTCTCTCTCGATTTCACTTTCGTTGCAATAACGTTGTATGTAGCTATTGAAACGCTCGCTTTTAACCGCATTTTCATAACTTTCGAATGGGTTTTTTGTCGATTTCATTAGGTAAATACTTAAAGAAGAATAATACGCGTTGCCGTCCGTCCTTACTGAAAAAGTGGCCTCGGGATATAGTCTTTTTAACTCTTGCTTAATAGCTTTTGCCATGTCTTTCATGCTTAAATTAGCGTTACAATTAACACCGCGCCAACCATAACCGCTATAAGAATGCTCCATTTTTTCAACGCCTAACTTAATTTGTGGCGCTTGCTTAACTGATGCGCCTATTCTTTTATACCAACATTTTTTTGCGTTATGCCATTTATAGCCGTTTGCCTTTAATGCCTCGCGCTCTTCTTTTGTTGGTATTGCCTCGAAATATAGTTCGATGCCGTTTTTCTCCTCGTTTTTAACCTCTTTGTATATAGTTGTTAATTCCATATACACAACCCCCTTAAATAATTTTTAAGTAGCTTGTAACTACTTACCAACGGCCGCTTGTTAAAATAGCCGTGGCGTAAATAGTTACGATTTAAAGGGTTTTAAAGGGTTTTCAATATTCAATTATCAATGTGCGTTACTATGTACGGAATAACTACAACATACATAGTAAACAAGCCCCTATTGTCAAATCGTGTTGCGGTTGTCTTGTCTTGACTGATTGTATTGTACTACCATTGTGTACACATTGCAAGTACTTTTTTGAAAATAGTTTGGAAACCCTTGCGAGAGTAAGAAAGAAAATTTTTAAGAAGATAAGAAAACAACTAAAAATTGCATATAGTTAGGAACCAAACAAAAAGAAAAACATAATAAAAATAATATATCAGTGTAACGATGCTATAAAAGAATAGGGGGCGGAAATAAAAACGGCGTACAAGTCAATCTCGATTGAATAAGGGGCCAAAACAAAAGAGCATGAAAGCCCAAAAGGAAAAAAGAAAGCAATGTGTAAACCCTTAAACCTATAAACCCTATATATAAATACATATAATTAGCTTTTATTGTGTATATATTGGAATATAGAAAAAGAATAATCTTAATCTCAGTGTTGAGCCTTTATTGACATAAAAAAGCGTATGTTATAAAACCCTTGCCGTTGTAGGCGTGTATGTTAGCAACAAACTGATAATATCACACAAATTATGCCCAAACTTTCAACACGTGGGGGTATAAAAGCCAATAAAACGGGGCGGGGTATATTGTACTCGATGCCCTAGCAAGGCCCCGCAATTGCAATAGATTGCTTGACCCGGTACCCCCGTACGCCACACCGATCAGCACTGGATCAGGTTTGGGCTGGGGATTGTTTAATCCCTCTGCCCCCCAAATTTCCCAAATATCAACGCGCTCTAAGTAAATTTTAATTTTACCCCTTAAAACCCGCTTAACATAATATTTTTAACAAATTACTCAACATAACAACAAAAAGTGGTATCTTATGAAAACTAAGTATCAAAATTTCCCGAGGAAACATTTTAAGAGTGGAAAAAATACCGATATTACGGTAAACCTTATAGAAAATTTTAAAAAAATATAAAAAAGGGGGTAAAAGGGAACTTTTGGTTCGGGGGTATATATTATAATGAACGTGAGAAACAATCGAAAGAGGTTGTTGTTAAAGAATTTCATATTTATCACAGAGGGAGAGTCAGGGGTGGCTCTTCTTTTTAAATCTTGAAAGGAGAAGAACATGGAAGAAAAGATTGAAAGAAAGATCATCATCAACGAGGGAGTAACAGACAAGATCGACGAAATGGAAAAGTTAGTAAATGAGATAGCATTACCAATGAGACAGAGTGCGGAGTTAGTAACGAATTGTCTAATAAGTCCCTTAAGTGATGAGACCAAGGAAAGAATAGTAAACGAAATGTATGAATACATGAAGAAAAGAGTTGAGTAGAATGGGATTTTCTAAAGGGTATTTACCATGTGAAGTAGACGAGCAAGGAAGAATGAAGCCAAAGTACACTGCGGAGACAATCTTACCAAAGATAGAGGAATACTTTGAGGAGTATGGATCAAACAAACAGACCCGAAGTGGGTTAGCGGTATACTTAGGCATCACGACAGAGACATTAAGGAACTATGAGAAGAGTGAAGACCCAAAAATGGCCGACATAATCAAATGGGCGATAACGAGGATTGAAGAGGGATTAGAGTTAGACCTAAGGAACCTACCAAGGGGAGGAAATCCAACAGGCACAATTTTCATGTTAAAGAACATAGCAGGTTGGAAAGATAACCAAGACGTAGAAGTAAAAGGAAGCGGAAACTTTAATATCATAACAAACATACCTCGTCCAAAGGAGGACTAATGCAGAGGGAGATAAGGATCGAGTATATCCCGAACCAAAAGCAAGCGGCATTCCATTCATCGAATGAAGACGACGTATTATATGGAGGCGCCAAGGGAGGCGGAAAGTCGTGTGCATTAGTAGAGGAAGCACATGCTTGGGGGTATGAGCACCCTGGAGCCAACATGTACATATTTAGGGAGACGTATGATGCGTTAGACCAAAACATAATCAGGGAATGGAAATCTAAGATCCCACCAGAGCTGTATAGGTACAATGAGGGAAAGCACACCGCGAAGTTACTGAATGGTACGGTAGTAAACTTCAGGTTCTGTTCATGTGAAGAGGACGCGGAGAAGTACCAAGGTGTATCAATGGACTGGTTGGGAGTAGACGAATTAACAAAGCACACCAAGAAAGAAATCCAGATCCTAAGGTCATGTTTAAGATCGACAAAATACAAGCCAAAGTTTAGAGCAACATGTAACCCTGGAGGCAAGGGGCATGTATGGGTAAGAGACGATTATATCTTAGCGACTGAGTATGGCAAGAAAGTCATAAAAGACCCAATCTTTGAGACCACGATAAAGTTTATACCCGCAACGGTATACGATAATGAAGTCTTAATGAAGAACGACCCAAACTATGTAAAGAGACTTGAGAACCTACCCGAGAATGAGAAGCAGGCATTCCTATACGGAAACTGGGACATATTCGAGGGCAGGTTTTTTGGCGAGTGGGACGAGAAGACGCATGTAGTAAAGCCGTTTGAAATCCCAAGATCATGGAAGAAGTTTGTATCGATAGACTGGGGCTACAAAGATTACTGTGACGTATTATGGCATGCGACAGACGGGAAGCACATTTACACTTACCGAGAGCTGCATGTCAAAGAGACCTCAGTAAGAGACGTAGCGCACCTCATGAAGAGCTTAATGAACTATGATGAGAAGATCGAGTATTATGTAGGCTCACCAGACATGTGGCAAACCCGAGGCACAGGCGACCAGATGCGAGCGCAGAACATAGCGGACATATTTGCAGAAGAGAAGATATACTTCCAGAAAGCTCAGAACTCAAGAATAGTAGGCTGGCAAGTAATGCGAGAGTATATGCTGAACGCCGATGACGGGAAACCAAAGTGGTTAATCTTCGAGAGTTGCGCAAATATCATAAGGTGTTTACCACTAGCTCAGTATGACGATAAGAATGTAGAGGACATGGCGACCGAGCCACACGAGATAACAGACGCTTTAGATAGTGCGAGGTATTTCTTAATGACACGTCCGTCCTCAAGGAAAGAAACTATCACTAAGGACACCTCGAATTATCTAAAGAGTGAGATTGAGGATTTCTTAGGCGGTTCAAGGAATACAGAGAAAAAACACGATAGTGTAGATAGGAGAAGAGTATGGAGATAGTAATCATACTATTATTATTTGTAATTTCAGTAGAAGAAGCATTGATACTATATAACTTATCTAATAAGAAAGAAGAGAAAGCTGAAGCAAACCCAAGACGAGAAATTACTGGAACATTCAAGGACCCACTTGGGGACAAATATAGACACAACGCAGTAGGACTATATAAGCCAGTAAGACCAAGAAGAGGAGATGAGGACGACGTATAAGCCAAGACTTAACCTAGAAGATCCAATCTATGGTGGCGTAGACGACAAGGAAAACGAGTTAATAGAGCATAAGCCAGAGACCGCCCAAGAGTTAAGAGCATACAGAGACGAAATGTTTTCCTCAGACGAAGCTGAAATGGCGAATAAGTTGATTGACAACTATAGATCAGCTTATGATGCGAAAGAGAATGCTGGCTTGTTTGATGAAATGGAGATTGCTGAGAGATACTGGGCTGGAGACTTTGGAAAGCCTGACGATTATGACGATCCAGGCTCGAACACCAACATAGTAAACACGAATATTGAGACCCAAGTAGCATCAATGGTAGATCAGACAATAGACGTAGAGTTAAAGCCTTACACACCAGCTGACAAGCCTTATGTAAGAAAAGCACGTTTAATCCTAGACCGTATCAGAGACGTAAATAAGTTACCAAGAAAGATAGAAAGACACGAAAGAAGAAAGTGCAAATTTGGCACAGGTATCTTAAGGGTAATGTACAATAAGAAGCTAATTGACAAGATTGGGTGTCCAGAGATAACGGTATGCAATCCTGCTTATGTATTTCCAGACCCAAACATAGTAAACGTTGACGACTTACAAAACTCAGAGTTCATAATCGAGACAATCCCAAAATCGATCTATTGGGCAGAGAAGAAGTTTGGCAGGGAGAGAGCATGGGCGATAGCACCAGGTTACAACCCAATCGACTCAAGAATGCTGTTTAAGGAAAATGGAGACGCAAACTATGACATAGCTGGCGACCATTATCTACATATATTATATTGGACGCACACGAAATCAGGAAAGTTAAGACTAATCCAACTTTCAGGTTGTGGAGTAATCTTATCAGACTCAGAGAATGACCGAGAGTTCAATTATTTCACCGATGACGGAAGATACCCATACTTTTTTACGATAGACATGGAGAGAGAGGGAACAATCTGGGGCAAGTCAGTATGTTCTTTATTATTCTCATTACAAGACGAGATTGACGATTACACAAACATGATAAGACGTAATGCAAGGCTAAACGGAAACCCTATCAAGTTGGTATCAGTAAGTTCAGGCATAGAGGTTGATAAATTAGACAACACAGCAGGTCAAGTAATTCCTACAAATGATATAAACGGAATTAAGTATTTAGAACCACCAAATATGCCAAGCTTCATAGCACAAAGAAGAACAGAGTGTTTCAAAGAGAGGGAAATAGTAACTAGAGTGTCAGACCAACAAGCGGGAATACGACAAACAGGAGTACAGACAGCGACCGAGAGCTTAAACTTAGCACAAAGTGCGAATGTAGCAATCGACACTCGAAAAGTAGTATTACAGACGACCTTAAATGACGTATTCAAGTATTGTTTTGATCTGGCCTTAAATTACTGGGACATTGATATGTGGTTTCAAGACGAAGACGGAAACTTTGAGTTCTTTAAGCCAGCAGACCTAAAGAAGATACCAGTTTTAAAACCATGTACACCACAATACATAAAGAAGTACATGGACCGAAACCCAGATGCAGAGCCACCACAATTCATGATCATAAACAACTTGAAGAGACCAATCCAATTAGTATTTAACACACAAGTTGGAGCGGGACTACCAAGCAACAAAGCGGTAGCATTCAATTATATCTTAGAAAGTTTCAAAGGCGGCTTAATCTCAAAGAAAGAATGCAGAGAGTTAATGATAGAGTATATCAAATTACCAGTAGAGACAGTAGACAACCTAGTAATCACATTAGAAGAAGAGCAAATGAAGTTCCAAATGGAGCAATTAAAATTACAAGAGGCACAAATGCAAGCACAAGCAAGCATGCCTCAAGTGCCAGTAAGCCAAGGCACGCAAGAGGGAATTGAGCAGATGCAGAACCAACCAACAAAGAGGGCGACCGCAATTCAAAACCCAAGACCAAATACAGTAAGTATTGTGAACGGAGAAAGGAACCTAGTATGATATTAACGAAAAAATGTAGTTGTGGGATAGAGGA